GTTTCCGGGGTTTGAAGGTTGATTTCGAACGTTCCTTGGACGCATTCGATTGGGGGACTTTGTCCACCCGATCTTCCACGTCTTTGGTTACTTCGATATCAGCTTTCTCACCTCTTACCTCCTCCTTCGCCCAGTGTCTGCTCTTTGCAATGATACTGAAGGCTGCGTCTGTCAGTCCTTTCTGCTTACGTTCTCGGCCATAACGTGCATACTGTCCCCTGCGGTTAATGTCGATGACCAATTGGGTAGTGACGTCTTTCATAAGAAGATCACCTCCCACCACAGCCTCGGGTGTAAATTTATCAATTTCCTTTCGTTCCGATTCGGGCGTTTTCTCCCTGAGACGCAAGGATCCTTTTCGGAGGTAATTGATAAATGCACACTTAGCCTGTGGTGAGACGCGTTTCGTTTGAAGACCGCTACCACCCAATTGAGTCGGGACATTGCCCGCAAGGCCCAGCTTGCTCGCTATGTTACGCCACGCATCTGTTAATAGTTTCTGCTCCACACCAATTATCTTCCTAGTTTTCTGTATGTGTTTGAAGCCTTCGAGAATTCCGAGTTTTGACCCGGAAAGACCGAAGACTTCCTGCGCTCCAGAAAGTTCAGCAAGATGAGTGGTTGGTTCGCAGAGAGCATGGACTTCCTTATCATCTTCGCATGTTATCCTCACGGGATTTTCGCAGAACACACCCCGAGGACCGATGAATGATTTGTTGTGATTGATCTTTAGCTTTAAGTCCTCTTCAATGACATGAACATAACGTTCACGTTGTTGTCGAGTATATAAAGCGATGAGATCATCACCGCAAATCTTCACGTTCTTCTGGTTGTGCCCTGCGGCCTTCTCGTGAGCATAAGCATTCAAAGTAGATAAGATCGCCCATGTTCCCGCTATTCCCATGTGCGCGGCGCACGTTGTAGCTGGCTTATGCTCTAGTTCAGTGATTTGTTGCTTACCATGACAAACCTCGAATACCCGCTGCTCTTCACTACTCCACATTTGTCCTTTATACATCCCTGATCTGACTACCTTATTCAGTTGGTGAGCGAATTCGTCACTGGCTTTCGAGAGGTCCGCACTATAAAGCTTGATTTCCCCTTTTGGGGGTTTTCTAGCTTTTAGTGCGAACTTCTTGTTATACAGTGCGTCTCTCGTAATCCCTTTCTGTTTAAGATGTTGGACCAGGCGTGCATTAAGAACTCTTGCGGTGTGGCTTAGAGCAGCTGGGTGCAATGAAGCAATCCTGATCTTTCCGCCCAAGGAGATGATTGGCGTTGTCCGGACCGGCGGAGGTG